GTCACGAATAATATAAAGCCTTGACGCCGTCTAATACGCCTGTATGGAACGAGAACACCGCACGCGGATTAGTTCCGTTTACTGAAACCGGCCCGCAACAGTATGAATTTAAGTATAGTGCCGTAGGCGACAGCACCGACAAAATTTCAAAAATCGCGGTACTGGCGTGTATGCTTATTATCGGCGACAAATGCGTAGTGGAAACCGGAACTGACGGCCGCATATCTGATTTTGTTTGGCGTACCTATAAGACACGCGAACAGTGCGCCAGCGACGATGAATATTACCAGCAAAGTTTTACTATTGGCTTCGACCCCAAAATAGGCGATAAGCTGATAGGCACCGAGTTTGACCTACAAAATAATATCGACTATAATATAGGTATCGACGCAGAGGGGATAGCCATACCCATACGCAAAAGCGACAAACTTAGCGGCGCAGTGAAATTTATGATTTTAGGCCCGGTAAATTCCATGTGGAGCGAGATAACCCGGCGACACCGTACATGGTTTAGGCGTGAAAAATGGTATGATAACGCCGTGCCTTTGCTGGCTCATGTAAGCAGCATATTTATGAAAGCCTTTGAAGTTAAGATTTATAGCGACAACGGTCTAATAAATAATACTGGAGATAATGATATTATCTACATGAGCGACACACGCGAAAACTTTGTAAATCGAAAAGATGATATAGAGTTTGAGATTAACAGCGCGCTAACTTTAACCGAGAGCCAGCAGTTAGGCGTAACCGATACTGTCAAATTATCCACACCGTTAGACATGACTACCGGCTACGGACTACTGACTATATACGACCATACCAAAGAGCAACAGGCAAAACCCGAACAGCTCTACGTCGATAGTTACTATACCGAATATCACAAACCACGCATACAAATGGTGCAGAAAATCGACGACCGCGCAGGTATCGCCGAATATTTCAACCAGTATAAACACCCGGCTATGGCCGATAAGGTTTTTTATGTGCAAGGAATAAGCCGTAATCTTATCGAGGGCTACGCCGAATTAACGATAAAGGAGGTTTGGAATGATTGACGTAAAACTGATTAAGAAGCCGAAAAATAACGGTACGTCGGGCGAAAGCGGAATAGCGACCAACGGCAACAATTATAACACCGGGGGCGTGACAAAGGAAGCCATGCACGCGGCGCGTGCTGATTTGGCTATTTATGCCGAAAGAGCCGGACACGCAAACGATGCCATACATGCGCAGGAAGCCGACCACGCTAAATTCGCCTTTGACTTAGACCCGGACAGCCCGGTACGCGACCAGTTCCTAAGCCGCATAGCCGACGATATAGCCGAGGGGCGCATTACGTTTCAGCAGGGATTAACCGCCGTAGGTTTAGCCATATTCCAAGATGGCGCACACTTTGGCGAGTTCATTAAATCGCTGTACGCCGGAAAGGGCGCAGGTATTGACAAAGACGGTAACGCCGAATTTGAAACGGTGCGCGTGCGCTCATACTTTGAGGCTATGGAGTTTATCGTTAATAGGCTGGCGGCTATCGAGGGCGACCAACTATTAACCGAGGGTGACACTATCGAGCGCGTCGTAGATAATGGCGACGGCACGTTTGGCTTGTACCTGCATAGCAAATGGGATGGCTATTTTACCGCCCAGCGCGAGAATAATGTACTAAAAGGCATTATTAACACACTGGCTACTGGTAGCGGAATTTATTATACTTGCTGGCTTCGCGTGAATAGCGTAAACACCGCGCTTAACTATATCGAGGTTACTATGTACCCCGACGACGAAACACCAGCCGGGAAAAATTACCCACCATGTGAGTTAATGAAAATCGCACGCTGGGGTAATCAAACCGACAAGACACGGCAAAGCTGCCTATACCTGTCGAGTACCGAGGGGAGCATAGTCAAGTTATCGGGCGTTACCAAACCGATTATCGACAAAAGCAATTACGGCGCGACCTTTGGCGCAGTGCCCGATTTTCTTATAGCAATGGGTCTGCCGCTTATTGAGGGGCAGGACTATGTATATGCGCGTGGCCTCATAGTACAGGACATTATACGCATAGACTATCAAGGCAAGCCGATAGTTACCTACGTCGATAGGGGGCAGTGGAACGCGACCGCCGACTATTACAACGAAACGACCAACCCGGACACCGGGGTATATGAAACGTCGGACGTGTGGTATATGGGGTGTAAATATCGCTGCATGAAAACCGGCACGCATAACCCCCCGGCATGGAATAGCACTGAATGGGCTATGCTGGAGGGCAACCCCGACTTTATGGTAGAGTTTGCCGAAACCGATTATTTGTTTGACCCGGATAATTTCGACGTAACGCTGGTAATAATTGCGTGGCTGCATAACATAGACATTACGCAGGACATATTAGACACTGACGTAGTTTGGACGCGATACAGCGAGGACGCGCAGGGCGTACCGCGTGTAACATCTGATAACGCATGGGCCATAAAACGCGCCGGGGCTGGCAAGTCTTTACACCTCACAGCCGCCGACATTGATTTTAACGGCTGCATACCAAAGACCATAAAATTTACTGCGACCGTGACACTACGCGACGGCATGGGTAACGTGGCCGCCGAGCAACAGGCAATTTTTGAGTATTAACCAATAAGGCAAACGAAATGAAAACAAGAAGATTTGATTTTAATTTCCGACCGCTGCAAATAACCATCGGTTTTGCCGTAGATGGGTCAGTGCCTAATAAGCAGAATTACGACGCAGACACTAACACCTACACGCCCGACTACACGCTAACGCCGCTAATTATCCAGCCGCAGGTTAGCGTTATGGATAAGGACGAGTATTTAGCGGCTGGTAGTATAAATCACCAGCTGGCTAACGTGAAATGGTACGAGATTGTCGGCGGTGTTTCTACGCTTATCGAAGGCACTAACACTAACTACGAAGTAATAGTCAGCGGCGGGCAGGCCGGACGTATCAAGGTAAAGAAAAACGCCCAGCCGAAAGTACCTATTACGCTGGAGTTCCACGCGGAATTTAGCGACCCACGCACCAGACAACTGCACACGATTGTACGCACTTTTTCGGTAACGTGCGGTAATTCCACCGTGTTTGTGCCGCAGCTCATTTTAGACGCGGCCGACCAAACCATATACAACCCACTGACCGACCCCGACACGCAGACAGTACACGCCAGCCTACGATTAGGCGTAAACGAGTGCGCGACCGCTAACCGTATTTTCGTGTGGGAAATCTACCGTTCCGATAGTAACACATGGACGGAGGTAGGCACAGATACCACGCTGGACTATGACGTAACGGTAGCCGCCGACGGCGCAAGCTGCACAGTTAATCGTAGCCTCATGGGTACGGAGTTGTATTTACGCTGTCGCGCCAAATACGACATAGGCAGTAATCCGTCGGGCGTGGCATTAACGGATGCCGCACCCTGCAAAATCATTTCGTTTATCCGTCGCATACCTAAATTTGAGTACGACGTAACAGGTGTGCCGGTTAATATCCCTGTCGGCATTTTGGCTATCGCACCAGAGGCTTCAATATGGAACGCTACCGGGGTGATACAGAACCCCGAAAGGGAATTATTACCGTTGTGGTATATCGCTACAAACAAGGCAAGCGGCACACTGTCATATACGCAGGTAGCTCACGGACTTAAACCGACGATACCCACTACGGCTATGAGCCTAAGTTACGGCGCGGTTATAGGCTTAGACGTTAAAGATGTCGGGCCGTTGTGCGCCTTTGAGGACACAGACGGCGCGATATTTGAGGATGCCGACGGCAATGTGATTTTAATAAAATAATCCACTAACAAATAACATTATGGCACGCTACATTAAAGCAAACCCCAAAGTGGCCCAGTATCTGAATTTGCAGAACGACCGCAATACCGTAAATGACGGTAACTATATCCTTTGGCAGAGTGATTTATTAGCCTTTGGCCCCCTGACGCGCCTATCCGAAACGCTGGCGGCTATCGGTGCTATCGCGCTCATGCCGCACGAAGCACGCGAGGAACAGGACGGCACGCAGCTGCGCCCCCTGCCGACAGCGACCGACCCCCGGTTTGAAGTTCCGGCACCGGCCCCGGTAGAAACCACCGAACCCGAAACACCCACCGAGAACGAGGGCGAGAACCCCGAAGAGGTACCTGGCACCAGCGACGCGCCCAGTGAGGGCGAGAACCCCGAAACACCCACCGACGACGAAAGCCAGCACGACGGCACAGACGACGAGCAGGAAGCAACAACCCCTAAAACTAAAAAAGTATGAGCAGCGCAACAGCAACAAGAACCATAAAATTTATATCAAAGGCCGGCACGTATTCCGCAGTAATCATGTGTTCCGACGGCGACCTGTACCAAGAATGGGAGGGTACGATAAACGACGTAACCAATATTTACCCCGACTTTGCCGTAACCAAACCTACCCTGTATTTCGTCTGCACCAGTAGCCGCGTGGCCGAGGGTATTGCCACGCCCGACAGCATCGACTACTATTTCAACGGCACTAAAATAACCTTTAGCGGTGATACCTCTACAGGCACGTTTGCAGGACTTTTCAAAAAGGTTGCACCCAGCGGCGATAACCTCTATTACGGTTTGCAGATTGTCGGCAATATCGCCGCCGCTTCCGGCTACGCCCCGGCGGTAATTAAGATGGTGGCTAAAATATCGTATGGCACACAGAGCGACGACATACAAGCCGACTACACGATACCCATACAGCAGGCGACCGGCACCAGTTACCGCGTTACTATCGCCGCAGGTGATAACAAAAATTTCGTAATTACCGAAAAAGGCGGTAGCGTGATACTTAAAGCGATGGCGTACCAATCCGGCGCGGCTGTCACCAAAAACCTAACCTACCAGTGGGAAAAGATGGGCGCAAGCGGCTGGAACACGTTAGCCGGAAAGACCGGGCAAACTTTGACCGTCGCCGAGGCCGACATAGACACCTACGGTGAGTATCGTGTTACCGTATTCCGTGACGGTGCCGAGATAGGCAAGGACATACAGGGCGTAATGGACGCAAGCGACCCCTACGACATAGACCCACACCCAACGCCCGAAGATGAGGCGATAACCGAGGACACCAGCGGTAACGGCCAAGTCACCTATACGCCTGTCGTCGTAAAGCGTGGCACGAACACAAAGGCACTTAACACGCTTTTCTTTTTCGTGATTAAAGACGCTGCCGGGGTTTACCTCAACAGCCAAAGCGACCGCGAAACGGCAAAAGCATCGTGCGCCGTAACACGCGCCCACTGTATGCAAGCAGGGGGCGACGTGTCGATAACCATCACCGCACAAGATTAAGGCTATGGGCGTAAAAGCAACACGAGTAGTTAAATTTATCCGCAAAGGCGATGACGGAGAGCGAGGCCCGGCACTACGCGGCCCCCAAGCGTGGAGCGACTGCGCTACCGGGTACGGCTTCCAATCCGGCGCAAAGGACGAGGCATGGAAAGACGTAGTATTATATGGCGACAATTATTACAGCTGCGTTAGAAGCCATACCAAGACAGCCAACAATTACCCTGGAAGCACCGCCGACCAATCTAACCAATACTGGCAGTTAGGCGATAAAATCGAACTGGTAGCGACCAAGATTTTATTAGCGTCTTATGCGCTGGTTAAAAATTTGGGCGTGGAGTGCATCGACATGAGAGACGCGGCCGGTAATATCCTTTTTCAAGCCAAAGGCGGTAACGTCACCTGCAAAACTGGTACGTTTGACGGTATCACCGTGCGTAATGCCGAAATCGAAAGCGGACACATAGCAGGGTTTAAGGTTTCCGGCACAGGACTAACCAACGACCCATTTACTAACGACGCTTATATAATTTTCCGTAACGACGCGCATAAGTGTTTCGCCGGAATGGGCGGCAACGTACTACCGACTACGTCGGGGGCGCGTGCCGTCGCCCGGTTTGAAAACGACGACGCACAAGACCAGTGGGGTTTAGGGCGGAATATTGCGTTACTACTATCCGCCGAAAACGGACAGTATAACCACGCTTTTTGCGGTGTTGGTAACGGTACGCTCGACGGCTGGATAGGCGGCCACAAATTCAGTAAATATACACTGGCGGCGTCTAACACCATCTATAACGGCTTTGTAAATTTGCGTGAAAACAACAAATGGGTAATTTACGCCGCCAGCACCATAACAGGCAGTGGCATAGTATTACCGACGCTGTACGAAGTGCAAAGCGCGTTAGGTATCGGTACTAATAAAGCCTTTTGCGTCGAGTTCACCATATTAGCCGACCTGCATACGCACGACTTTTATGTATATGGGCGCAATAAGTTAAAAGACAGTAACAATGTAACACCGTGGAACACCGAGCAGATACCAGTATTATCACACTGGAATAACGGATGCGACGACCGTATAACAATGGGCGCAGGTGACTGCATGACCGTGCTACTTATCTACGACCCAAACAAGACAGGCGTACTAAACGACTTTTCACTAAAATATACCGCAAGACGAATTTACCATACATTGTAATAATTAAATAACTATGACAGTAAAAAAGACCAAAAAACTAAGTGCACAAACCGCTACCACCACGGTAGACAGTGGCGAAAAGTTTGCGAAAGTTGACGCAAACGGCAAAGTAACGCTAATCGACTTAGCGAACCTCAAAACCGCCCTACTGGGTGGCCTCAACCTTAACGGCATGATGGACGGCATATTTATTATGTACCATCGTAAGAGCGACGATTACCCACTGATGGTAAAGCCTCACAAGTGGACGGCATTACAGAACGCCGGAGAAATCGCCGACGGTGTGGTAGTCGTCGAGGGCGGCAAAGTGCTGGTAGTGGCACCCACCGAAGCCGGCAGCGCAGGTATTTTGTGGAGTTCCGCAGCAGAGAGCGTCAGCGTGACTACTACCAGCGACCGCGTAACGGCTATGAACGATTGGAACGGCAAGGCTAACACCGCGTCTATCATTTCAAAAAGCACGTCGGCCGCCGTCACCAACACCAGCGCATACGCCCCCGGTTTCTGCAACCTCTACAGCCGCGTGAACGCTAATGGCCGGGGATTGACCGCCGGTAAATGGTGGCTTCCGTCGGTAGGCGAGATGATGATGATTTACGCCAACATGACTAAGATAAACTACTGTCTTAGCCTTATCACCGGGGCTACCCAGTTGCTTGAAAACTGGTACTGGACAAGTACAGAGAGCGGCGCGACGTTCGCGTGGTCTCTGTACCTCAGCTTCGGCTACTTCGCCTGGTACCCTAAGACCAGCACCAAGGGCAGAGTGCGCCCAGTTTCAACATTTATTAGTTGAAAGTTACGACTAACAAGGAGCACCGATCACGCGCCAAAACCATAGAACGTATTAGATATGGAAATTACTAACAACAAGCCGCGCCCGGTCATGGTGCTACGCACCGACGCGCTAAATATGGAGGTGTTACGGTTACTTATGACCCAGTACACCGTAATAGTCGAGAAGCAGGACAACAAAATAACCATCGAACTATACCAAAAATAGCAATGGAATTAACAGACATACTAACCATAGTAGCAGGTATCGGCGGCATACAGGGCGTTATAGAGTTAGTCAAGTGGTGGCGCGGCCGCGAAGTACATGACCGCCAAGACGTAGCCGACGTGGTAGCCGTCGAGAACGAGAACGAGCGAAAGCAAATTAGCTGGCTGGAGGAACGATTAGCCGAGCGCGACAGAAAGATAGACGCTATATATGCGGAACTACGCGCAGAGCAAACCGCCCGGCTGGAGGAAGTACACCGCCGCCACGAAGTCGAGTTAAAGTTAGCCGAGGCCGAGGTAAAAAAGTGCCACAAACGAGGCTGTGATGACAGAATACCGCCAAGCGATTACTAAACCAATAAACCAAATAACATTATGGCAAACGTAGAAAAAATCGTGCCTTTTATTATTCAGTTTGAGGCAGGGGTAAACCCTGCCGGACTGACAGGCGAAAAACTATTTGAAAAGGCCCGGGCAACCGGGTATGCAAACGACCCCGACGATTTGGGCGGTGCTACAATGGTAGGCGTTACGATAGCGACCTACACGGAATACTGCCGTAAAAAAGGCTATCCGCGCCCCACTGTCGAGCGTCTGCGCGACATGACATACGCCCAGTGGCTTGACATACTCAAAACAATGTTTTGGGATAGATGGCGAGCCGACGAAATCGCTAACCAGTCTATCGCCGAAATACTGGTAGATTGGGTTTGGGCTTCCGGCAAATATGGTATCACCATACCCCAGCGAGTATTAGGCGTTACCGTTGATGGCGTGGTAGGGCCTAAGACACTGGCGGCGGTGAACCAGCAGAACCCGGCGCAATTCTTTAGCCGGATCGTGGCAGAGCGCAAAGCCTACATAGACCGTATTTGCGCCAGCCGCCCGATTAACAACAAGTATAAACGCGGTTGGTTAAACCGCCTTAACGCTATCAAGTTCCAGCCATGAGAAAACTAACCCTATTTGCCGCTGGAGTAATCGCGGCGTGTCTGTTTTCATGCAGGACACACAAGACGGTAACGGCTACCGACCAAAGTAGCACTATATCCTTTGTCGATACTACCAAGCTGGTAAGCGACATAGCGACCCATAAGGTTAACACCATCGACACAACCAAGACGGCCGCCACCTATGAGGGCGGCGGCATGATCGAGTTTGTAGAGGGCGGCGGCAAAGTCAATATAGACCCATCCGGAAACGTGACACTGGAGGGCGTTAAAAATATCAAAGGCCAGCACAAAGGAAGCACGGCGCAGGAAAAAGGCGTAACCCAGCAAGTCGAGGACACCGCCGGACACCGGGAGCAAGCCACCGGAGTAGAAGCGAAGCAGGAAAACCAGCAGAAGCGCACCGAGGAAAAGACCCCGGCGCAAAAATGGTACGAAACCGCATTAGCCCGGTTAGGGCTGGGGGTATGTATCGCCGTGCTTTTATGGGTGCTTTTCCTATACCTACGCCGGAAACGCTAAGGATTATTTGCGTATAGTGTTTTGAAATGTGCTTTGTCTGTGCTTTGTGAAAAAGAAAAACCCCTTAAAACTCAATGAGTTAAAAGGGATTTAAGGTGCCCAGAACAGGCACACAACCGAGTTAACAAGTGGAAAATAAGTGAAAGTAAATCTAAGTAAAAGCGTGATTATTAGAGTTTTCATCGTTTTTAATCTATGGTTTATTTTCATTTGTTTTCGTTTATTATCTCAAAAAGTGCTTTGTCTGTGCTTTGTGTATGGGATTTATTTTGTATCTTTGCAAACAAAAGAAAACAAAAGCAAATACCGACACATGGCAAAGAAAAATTACCGGGCCGATAACACCTACTTAATCGAGGGTGGAAGCGGCGATAATCCAAAGCTGATGGGGCGTGCTTTGACTGATGGCCGCGACAGCCTATATTTAGAATACTATTTCGGCAAAGTCGAAGTAACCAGTAAAAACGGCACCACCTACCTAAAGAACGAAAGAAAGAATGAAATATTGTCTTTGTATCTATGGCAAGCACCACGCACGCCACAGGAGCGACAGCAAAATAAGGAAACATTAGAGATAGCCAAGCGCATACGGTTTGAGCGAGGGCAGGAACTATTAGAGCGCACCGAGGGCTACCGGCTTAAAAAAGATACCGACATAGATTTTTTAAAATGGATGTGGGCGTACTATGAGGCATACACCAAAGCCGACAAACGCCATATTAAACGCGCCTATAATTGTTTCGTCGATTACCTCATAGACCCCAGCGACAAGTTTACACCTAAACCGGACTGGACTAAAGAACAGAGAGCGAAAGCGGCGAAAGATAAGGAACGGCGCACACGCGGCCTAAAGCTAAAGCCCCAGCAGCTTACAAAGGAAATGATAACCGGCTTTACCGAGTATCTACAAAAACGATTTAAGGGCGAGGGCGCACACACCCTGTATGCGCGTTTTAAAAAGGTTATCAAAGCGGCCGTAGAAGCCGACATAATCCGCAAAAATCCCTGCACCGGTATAGTTATTAAGATAGATAGTAATGCGCTTAAAAAAGACGTGCTAAGTGTCGAGG